CCGGTGGCGCGTATGTAAAAATCACAGAATATATTTCTGCAACAAAGATTCGTGTCCGCACGATTGTGCCATTTTATACCACAGACGCAATCACATCATGGGATTACATATCTGGTTATGAGAAAGTTTGGTCAAATGCGCGTGGATGGCCGCGCACATGTTTGTTTGTGCAGCAAAGATTGGCATTTGGTGGTTCGCGTGACATGCCAAATACAGTATGGTTGTCCCGTATTGGCGATTATAACAATTTCTTGAACATGGGCAATCATGATAATGATGCGATCACATGGCCATTGACAACCAATTCAGCGATTGTGAATATGGCAATTCAGCGTAATATGCACATATTTACATCTGCGGAGGAATGGACGGTGCCAGAAAACAGTTTTACACCGAACAAATTCGTCACATCCAAGATGAACGAAAACGGGTGCTGGGATCGTATTATGCCGGCGGTTTATGATAACAGTATTTTGACCATTGAAAAGAAAGGCCGCAACCTGTATTTCTATGGTTATGATGAATCCGCAGGTGGTTTCCGCAGTCAGAATATATCTTTGTATTTACAATATGATGGTAATCCGGTGGATTTGGCATTAGAAAAGAACAGTGTCAAGGACAAAGGCGATTTCTTGTATGTGTTGGTTGATACAGGTGTCATGTATGTGCAGGCGTTGGGGTTGAGCGAAAACATAAATGCACCATGTATATTTAAGACCAACGGCAAGATTATATCTGTTTGCGTTGTGGATGACGAGGTTTATTTGATTGTTGCCCGTGCAGAGGGTGTATTTGTTGAACGCGTGGCCGACAACAGATTGGATTTTGAAAGCAATGTGCAGGTCGTGGATGGTTGGTTGAGCAACCTTGATTATTACATTGGCAAGCGGGTTTATATTGAACAAGGTGACAAGGTTTTAACAAGGGTTGTGCCGGAAAACGGTGAAATATCGGTGCCAACGCTGCAAAACACAACAGCACAGGTCGGTTTGCCGTTTGAATACAAGTTGGTATCAAATCCAATTGCGATAAATGGCCGGACAACATCTATTCGTAAAAGAATAAATCGTGCGACAGTTGAAACATTGGACACAAAATTGGTGCAATTAAACGATCAGATTCAAAGAAACAGGACGACATACGACTTTTTCGCGGTAAGCGCGTTTGAGCAGGATTGCCGATATGAAATCAAAGGCGAATATACGCCAATGAGAATATTATCGGTTCAGTTGGACATTGCATACGAGGGGTAAAAACATGAACGAATACACAACACCATCAGGATTGCAGCGTTGGTTGGGCAACGGCTATAACATGGCCGGTTTATCATACAGTGGCGCAGCGTTTGCGGATTTGGCAGCCGCCAGTTCGGAATATAACCAAGGACAAATTGCCGGACAGAATTACAGAATACAGGCCGCCAATTTGCGCGGTGGTGCAGATGATGTTGAAATTGCCGCAGCGGATGCAGCAAACGCATTGCGTAAAAAATATCTGGCTGCAATTGGTAGTGCAACATATAGTGCCGCAGCGCGTGGTGCAGATGTCAATGCAGCCGGCGGGGTTTTACAATCTGATCTGGAAAAGTCCAGTATGGAATTGGGTGACGATATGGCCACAATTGAACGCAACGCAAATCGCCGCGCAAAGACCATGCGCACACAGGCCGATATTTATGAAAAAATGAGCAAAGCGTATGGCAAATCGTCAAAGTGGATGATGTATAGCAAAATGTTTTCTGGAATTAGCAATTTGGGCATGGGGTTGGCAATGTTTGGTGCCGGCAGCGGTGCAAAAGGTATGGCCACACCATACGGGGACGCAATTGACCCGGGACAAGTAGCAAGTGCAAACAACATGTTATCATAAGGGGTGAAATATGCCAAATACATACGAAAGACAAGTGATGCATTCGGGCGGCGAACAATTACAAGGTGTTCAGCCGGACAATCGTGCGCGTCAAATGTTGGACGCACAAGGTGCAAAATTACAAGCAAAGGCCAAAAAGATTTATGCCCAAGAAGTCCGCAACACAATGGCGCGTGAAATGAATGATGCCGCAGCAAAGTATGGTGACGATCCGGCAGCATTAGGAAAAGCATTTGAGGGTATTCGCAATGGCACAATGTCAGAGATTGCAGATCCGGATGTGTTGGCAGATTTTGTCACAAACTTTGATTTGAAATCATCATCCATGTTGGCAACATCCAAAATCGCATTTACCCGCAAACAACGCGCAGAACACAAAAGTGCATTAAATGATTCATTGGCCGACAATTTAGACGATTTAACACAAAACGCAATCGGTATGTTTGAAAGCGATGATGACGATATTAAAGTTGGTTATATGCATGCCAAGGCCGGTGCAGCAAACGCATTAAAAGCGGTTGGTGACAACGGATTAAATGTATTTACAGACGCAGAACGCAAACGCGGCACCAAACAAATCAGCCGTGGTGCGTTGGTTGGATTACAAACATTTTTGGCAGATCCAACAGGTGATCCGGTGCGTAAAGCAGAAATCGTCAATAGATTCAATAACGGGCAATACAAAGAAATGTTTTCGGCCGAGGATTACCCAAAGGCATTGCGTTTGATTAAAGCAGCAGGAAAACAATATGGCGTTGGTGGTTCGGGTTCATCGTCAAGCAAAGCAGACGAAAGCACGGTTGCCGGTGAAATGTATAAAATGACACTGGACGAATATAAAAAAGACAGCAAGGACAACAGTTATAGCAATGCGTCCATGGTTGATTTGTTGGATTTTCGTCAGCGTGCAGATGCCGATTATCAGTTGCAGAGAATCAGCGACAAAGAATTTAAGGACATTATGAGCAAGTCCGCACCGGCATTGGTTAAAAAGATTGACGAATATGTGAATAAAGATTTGTCCATGTGGCACGGTGATTCAGATTTGCAGCACGGCATCAAAAAGATACGCAATTTTGCCGATACACAAGATTTATCACCGGATCAAAGATTGTTCTTGTATGAAAGTTTTATGCGTGAATATCGCGCAGATACGGGCGCAGAACAAGGCAAGGAACGGTTCGGTGACGAGCCGCGAGCAGAGGCAGCAAAATATGCAGATCGTATAACACAAAGATGGATTCAAGACCAGTTTCCGGGTTGGGATCCAAAAGTTGTGCCAGCAATTGTTATGGGTCGCACAGTATATCGTGCGCCAACAAGTGCAAGCGAAATGTATAAAAATAAAAACTATCAGTTGATGGAGTTAGATTAAATGGCGACAGTTTATAAGGTTTTTCTTGACGAAAACGGACAGATTTCTGCGAAATCGCGTATGTATGCGGTGTCAGAAAATGGCCGGCCGATAGAATCCATAAGTGTATCGGGTGACGACAGCAATTGGGGCGCGCCAGTCGGTGACAAGATTTTGAAAATGCGGCCAGTTCAAGAGGAACAATTCAAAGCATTTGACCCACAAACAGGTAATATTGTGGATGTTCGCAGTGGTGATCAAAGTGTGCGTATGGCGCGCATGCGTCATGCGTTAGACATGAATCCATATAAAGCATTGAGCAGCGGGCTGTTTGCCGGTGAAATTAAAAAAGACGATCCAAATGACAATGTTGTTTTCAATTTGGTTCGTGAAATTGGCCGTGCGCCATCAGAAATGATTGCGACATTGCCACAACACACAGGCGCATTGGGTTCATCGCTGATAAACGGTGACAAGATTACAAAAAATCCAGAAACAGGCGAATGGGAAACACATGCCGACAGATTATTAAAGTCCGCAAGCAGCACCAAGGCCAGCATAGATAAAGCATTTGGTGAAAATCGTGGCGGTATTGCAAGTGATTTGGGTGGTGGTATTGGAACGGCAGCAGCAGCAATTGGCGCGGCATGGCTAACCGGTGGAACAGCGGCACCCGCAGTTATGTTTGGAATTGACGCAGGCGGTAATGCGTTGGATGAGGGTCGCAAGGCAGGATTAGATCCAATTGAGGCGCGTAATCGTGCGTTGGGCGTTGGTGTATCAAACGGTGTTTTGGAAAGTTTCGGGTTGGGTTTAATCTGGAAATCGGCCGGCAATACATTAGCAACCCGTGCAATCAAAGGTTTTTTGGTTGAGGGCAGCGAGGAAGTATTACAAGGTGTTTCCGAGGACTTGATCATGCGCAAAGTGCGTGGCAAGAGCATAGCCGATATATTGGCCGATGGTTTATATCAAGGTGCGATTGGTGGTGTTGTCGGTGCTGGCATGGGTGCTGTGGCCGGTGGAAATATAGAGGGTATTAAAAAGGGCTTGATGGAACGCGGTTTAACAGAATCACAAGCAGATGCGTTGATTGCCAAGACGGTTGAAACCGCCAGCAACACACAAATCCGTGAGGCAGCATTAAAAGTCGCGGTTGAGGAACAGAAAGAAACAGCCGAATTTATTCGTGAAAACCAAGATCAGATTCAACCGGTGCTGCAATCTGTTATAAATGATGCGCTGGACGCAGGTCGCCGTGATGTTGATATTCGTGACGATATTAAAAGCCGCGCACAAGGTTTAGACGAAACCACACAAAACATTGTGGCCGACAGCGTTCAAAACTTTGCGGATGTTATGGCTGATGATTTTGGTATTACGCAGCGCGAATTTATAGAATCAACCGGATTGCAGGTTCAAACAGAAAACGGCACACAAATAAAGTTCGCAGACGGCACACAGATTGACGAAAACGGCAATTTGTTGGACAAGGACGGCAAGGTGTTATTTCAGCGCGTGGGCAAAAAAGGCGCAAACGAAAGAGAATTGGACGCTTTGTTGCAGGCGTTGGAAATGGAAAAAGCCGGTTATGACGATGATACAATTAAAAATTCAACAGGTTGGTCGCGTGGTTTAGATAATCAAATGTGGATGGAAACCAACGGCAAGTATTCAATAAATCTGGATGGTGTTGCAAAGTTGGTCAAGTCAGAAAGCAAGAAAGCACCATTGCGCGATATTATAAATACTGATAATTTTGAAAGATACCCACAATTTCAAAACACAGAGATTCAATTTGTATATCAACCAAAAACAAAAGAACGCGCACATTGGGACAGAAAAAACAATCGCATACAGATAAATGTGCCAAATATATTAAATTCTGGCACCAAGGCCGAGGTTCAGATTGTAAAAACCATTGCGCATGAAATGGATCATGCAATTGCAGATATTGAGGGTTTTGAAAACGGCAGCAAGGTATCAGAAAAAGCGTTGGAAAAACAGGTTGCGCGTCACGAACAGCGTATGATTGACACATTGCGCGAATTGGGTTTGTATGAAAAATATGCTGCAAATCTGGAAAAGCAAGGCAAAAAGAAAAGTCATTATGATGCTGTGCAGGACGCAATATTGGACACATATACGGCCGAGGATTTGATTACGGATCCGGAATTAAATAAAAAACTGGATGTTTTGCGTGCAGATGCTATAATTGTTGATAGATATGGTAAAGAAACATTAAAGGCATTAAATGAAAAAGAACGCGAAGCCCGCATCAACGAGGCATATAAACAAACTATTGGTGAGCGTTATGCAAGGCGCGCGGGCGAGATCGCGGTGTCCGGTAGATCCGATGCCCAGTTGCGAGCAACCCCAGACGAAACAGAAACAGAAATGGGGTCTGCGTTATTGTCGCCAAATGGAACAACAATTGACGCAAGAATTGGCGAAATCGTTCGGGATGAATTAGCAGCAGATTTGAATCCGCAGCGTTTGTATCAAGGTGATGACGATGTTCGCGGGTATTTTGACTATACAAACAAGATGCAGCAGATTATTCAAATCATGAAATCGGGCGATTTGGACACAGTGCTGCATGAATTAGGTCACTTTTTCAGCGTCAATTATATCAACATGGCCATTGAAACAGGCCACACAGAAAAGATTCAGCCATTATTGGAATATTACAAGGTTGAGGATCCGGCGCGTTTGATTGCAGATGATTCAATTCAAGAGGATTTGGCGGTCAAGTTTTTATCATATTTGAAAACAGATCAAACGCCGCGCGGTTTTCGCAAGTATTTTGACATGGCCAAAAACTGGTTGATTCAAATGTGGGAATCGTTAAAGAGTAAAGGGTTGGTTCAAGACAAAGAATTGCCGGACGAAATTGTCCGGTTTTTTGATGATATAACAATCCGCCGTCCGCGCAATTTGAATATCAACAACGCCATGAATGAAAAGGTGCGTTTGAAAAAGATATTACATGCTGCGCGCACCGGTGCGCTGGATGGTGTATCGGACAGCGATATACACACCATAGAGGAATTGTTAAAGACGGCCACAGCCCGCATACCGCGCATGCCAAAATCGTTATACACAAAATTGTGGGGTCAATTGAATACACAATTTGCAGAAACACACGATTTGTTGCCGTTGATGGGTATTGACGAAAAAGCAAAGTATCTGGCCACAAGTAAAAATGGCGGTATTAAAAATGAACAGGATTTGTTGGATTGGCTGCAAGAGGAGGGATTTATATTTGGTGACGGTTGGGAAAACAATGCCGCACAAGATATGATGCGTTGGGATGATGCGCTGCGCTTGTTGGGAAACGCCAAAAACACATATTCTGTTGATGATATGGTTCGTGTCCAAGAAATAGATAATTTGCGCCAAGCACAAGATGTTGCGCGCGATATTCTGGACGGTCGTGATTCATACGATGCGATGGCCGATATTGACAATGCCAAGTCGGCAATTCAACGCGTCAATGACGCAATTGACCGCAGCAACACAATGAATAAAGCGTTGGCAAGCGATTATAAGAAATTGCAAGCCGAGGTTCGTATGGCCAAAGCCGGAACATCCGAAATGCGCAAAGCGGTTAAAGCAGCGGTTAGTTTCTTGTATGCACAAGATATACCAACAGATATTAAAGCAAAGTTCATGCGCACAATACCAATGGTTCATGACAGCCGCAGTTTAGCAAAATGGATTGGTGATGTTCGTGAAAGAGCCGAAAAAGAATATTCTGATTTGGCATTTCGTGGGCAGCGTGACCGGTTGAAACATGAATTACAGGAAACATACAGTGCCAACAAACGCAATATCAAATACGATTACGAACACAACAAATTGTTCAATGATTTGCGCCAATACAATTTAATGTCGGCCGAAAAGGCGCAAGAGGAAATTAAAAAGTTCTATGACGGGGATCAAGAAAAAGACGGCTTGTCCCGTGAGGATGAATTGCGCAAAATGATGTTGGAATATCGTGCCAATTTGCCGCGCAAACAAATGTCCGGTGCGTTCATGGATGAGTTGATCAGCAGAATCCAAGAGGCAAAGTTGATTGGCCGTGACGCAATTGACGAGATTCAATTCACAAGAGGCATGGAACGCGTTGAATTGCGTGATGAAATACTGGACGCAATTGCCAAAAACAAAGCAACCAAGATTGGAAAACACTTTGCCGGCATTGCGGATTTCAAATCGTTATTGACCATGATAACCAACGGCAATATCGCAGACCGTTTCAATATGGTTGTGCGTGAGGTTCAAGCCGGTATTGCTGCGGCAGGTCGTCAAGGTGAAAGTATGCGCGAGGTTTTGCGTATAAATGGGTTGCCAGTGGCCAACAATACCCGCAAGGACAGTTATCAGTTCTTGAAATACAAAGCGGAATTATGCCAGCCGATAGAGGAATTAAATGTATTTTACACAGACCACCACGGCCGCAAGGTTCAAGTTGGTATTGACAATGGTAAAAAAACATTTTCCAAGGCGCACATCATGGACATGTGGAATCAGTATAAAGATCCAAAATCCCGTGAGTTGATGGACAAGTTTTATGGTCAATGGCAAATAGATCAGTTGTTCAGTTATTTGACAGACCAAGATAAACAGACGGCCGATTATTTGATGGAACGGTTGCGCGACATTTATGATATGGTCAATCCGGTTTATGTGAGTTTGTATCAAAAAGACATGCCGCATAAGAAAATATATTGGCCGCGTCAATCAAATCACGAGGTGGATCACGAATTGTTGGAACGCTTTGATGGTGAGGCGCGTGAGGCGAATTTTACAAAATCCCGTTCGCATGGTGCAATACCTGTATTCAAACGCGATGTGTTCAGCAATTATCAAGCACATGAAAAAGACGCACAATACATGGTTTATCAAGCCAAAGCGTTCAAGGATGCAGCAGATATATTTGACGAATCCACAGTTAAAGAGGCAATCGTCAATAAGTTTGGCAAGGATGTTGCAGCGGAATTGTCAGAACATTTGAAAGCGTTGTCAATTGGCGGGGTTCGCAAGGCGCGCAGCAGTGGTGATGCGGTTATAAACCAAGTATTCGGTCAGATTGTTGGTTCAAAAGTCAATTTATCACCATTTGTTATGATGAAACAATTGACATCATTCGGTGCGTTTTCAGCAAATATGCCAGTTGGTCGGTTTTATAAGGACTTTGCAGCCGGTATCGCACAACCGCGCAAGACATATAAATATATGATGGAACATGCCGGTGATTATTTGAAAAACAGATATGGTCGCGGAACAAACGAAACCATGGCTGCAATGATAGATCCGGCAAATCCGCACATCATGGACAGATTGTTGGGTGCAGAAAACCGTGCGTCCATGAATGAATTTTTATCAAGATTGGTTCGCACTGGTGATATTGGCGCAATTATCTATGGCGGGTATCCAAGGTTGAAATTCTTGATTGAGGAAACGGACGCAACCGGCAATCCGGTCAGAACACATGAACAAGCCGTGGAACAATTTATCAAGGAATCCGAGGAAACGCAGCAATCAGCAACAAATGCGTCACAATCAAATTGGCAGCGTGCCGGCAAGACAAAAGTATTTGCGATGTATAAAACATCACAGATTCAGTATTTCCGGAAAGTCGCCAATGCGTATAACATGATGAAACGCGGCGAAATAACCCGTGGTCAATTCAATAAAACTGTGGCGATTTTTTCGGCACAAATGGCCATTTGTTATAAGTTGATGGGTGATTTGTTGAGTGCAGCATTATACGGATGGGATGACGACAAAGACGCAGTTGATGAATTGGGTGAATTGGCCGGTGCGGTTATCACACAAGGGTTGGATGCATGGGGTGCGCTGGGTTATTTATCAAACCAAGCGTTCGGTGCATTTACAGGCCAAAAACGCCAAGCCGATTTGTCAATCGTTGGAATCAGTGATGTTTTACAAACAATAAACAACACAAATAAAATCGTTCACGGAAAGAGCGGCGACACTTATTTCTGGGTGCAAACGATTGCACCGTTGATTGAGGGCACAACCGGTGCGCCAGTCAGCAGATACAATCGCGTATTAAAGAAAAATCAGTTCTTGAATTATCAAGATTTGGGAATCTAAACAAGGAGCAAAACAATGTTGTATATCACGCAAGGCAATACAGAACAATTTACATGCGGGCCGATTGAAACAGCGGATCGTGAGCCGGTGGATTTGTCGGCTGCAACGGTGAAAATGATCATTAAAAGTTCATTGGATGATCCAGATACCGCAGCGGTGTTCGTGCAAGAAATAGAACATCCGGATTCAAACATTGTTTTATTCACTTTGACGGCTGCACAAACCCGTGCAATAGAGGTTGGCCAGTATATCATGGGAATCAAAATTATATGGGATGGTGAGGATGGATTAAAACGCGAAATCAAAAGAGAAAATGTCACAGTAAGCAAGGGGGTGTTCAATGGATGATCAAAAAATTTTAATACCGCCATTAGAGCCGGCACAAGGGATTATGGCGGCTTTGGAAAAGTTATTTATATGGAATCCAGCGGTAGCACAAAACCTTATTACACAAATAAATAATGCGCTGGAAAGCGCAGAACAAGATGCTGCGGCCGCCCAGTCGTCAGCGGCCGCGGCTGCCCGTTGCGAAAGCAATATGGAGGCAGCAATACAGCAAATGCAGGACTATGTCGCAACGCAAGCACAGTCATTTGTGTTTGAAATGTCGGAGGAACAGGCCAATTGGACAATAGTTCATAATTTGGACAAATACCCGTCTGTGACCGTGGTTGATACGGCCGGCACAGAAATAGAGGTAGATGTCAAATACATAGATTCAAATACAGTTGAATTGCACGCGAACGCACCGTTTAAGGGCAAAGCGTATTTGAATTACGGCGGTATAACCGATGTTATGGGTCGTGAATACGACATGGGAACAATAAATTAAAAACAACAAAGGAGCACAAAATGGCAAAAAAACCGTTTCTTTCCGACATAGACATGAACGGAAATGAAGTCCAAAATGTGGTTATACATAAAGTAGCAACCACGCCGGCCGGGGTTAGATCCGGTCAAATCTGGTTTAACACATCAGATAATTACCTGTATTATTACAATGGCACTGTATCAAGGGCTATTGGGTATTTACCACCAGCAACCGTTTCAACATTGGGCGGCGTTATAGTCGGTTCAAATATCAGTGTTGATGGCGATGGCCAAATATCTGTTGCGTCCGCAAGCAATGCCACAGCCGGTGTTATCAGAATTGCGACAGATACAGAGGCAACAGCCGGAACAGCAACAAATCTGGTTATTACACCTGCACAATTGGCAAGCGCAATTGCCACAGCACATATTGGTGCGATGGTTTATAAAGGCACATGGGACATCACATCTGCAACCGATTTCAGCGGCATTACATTGCCAGTTAAAAAAGGTTATTTCTATCGTGTGTCCGGCACAGGGCCGAAAACAATCGGTGGTATTGAATGGAACGCAGGCGATCATATTGTTATTGAGGCGGATGTTGCAGCGGGTGGCACAATATCACAGGTTTCCAAGGTTGATAATACCGAGGGCAGCGACATTGTTCGTTTGGATGCAACACAAACATTGACAAACAAAACAATTGACGCAGACGATAACACAATTGCCGATTTAACAACATCCAATTTCAAGTCCGGAACAATCGTCACAACCGTTGGTTCAACCGGATCTGATAGCAAATTGCCAACAGAACAAGCAGTCCGTGAGGCAATTGACGGTAAAAAATTCACCGTTGCAAACCCAGCATTGACAGCAACCAGTGGTTTATGCACATGGTCAATATCAAACACATTAGCCACAGCCGATGTTGTTTGTTCTGTCCGTGAGGTTGCAACCGGAAACGAGGTAATGTGCGATATTACATACACAGCAAGCACAATCACCGTCAAAATCAACAGTTCGTCAAATATAGCCGCATCAGTTTATAAGGCAGTTGTTGTCGGTTAAAAAACACAAAAGGGTCGCAAATGACAAGGTTTCTTAATATCAGCACAGATCAAACGCTGGGCGGTTCGAACACAAGTGATGAAATTGTGCCGAGCCAAAAGGCGATTAAGGCGTATGTTGATAGCCAAACAGGAACAGCGCCCGCATTTGCGAATATTACCGGTGATCCGACAGATAATGCAGCAATGGCCACGGCATTAAATGCCAAGCAAGACACATTGTCTGCGGGGTTTGGGATTGAAATTTCAAACAATACTGTTGCGCTGGTCACAGAATTTGATTGCGGGGGTGTTGATGAGGCATCAACAGACGAATATGACATGGGAACAATAAGTTAAACCAAGGAGCAAAAATATGATATACAACCAAGGTGATATTATACCGGCAAGCGAATATTATGACGCATGCCAATTTGTAAATGAACACAACGCCGCGTCAAATTATGATGACAAATTGGATGTTGTGTTGTTGGACACAGGCGATTATGAAATCTGTCAAATGAGTTTGGATCAGAAAAAAGCACTGGTTCATGCGAAAATTGACGATATTAAAAAAGATTTGGCGGAAAACTGGGATTATAAACAGTTCAAATACCTGCGCGGCGAAATTACCGCGGAGGAATGGGAGGTTGTAAAAGCCGAAATCCAATCGCTAACTGTGGAAATAAACCATTTAGAACAAATCATAGAACACATGGGGGAATAAAATGTCACGCACTTTGAAAATACGCCGCGGGACAACCGCACAAAATGACACATTTACAGGTGCCATTGGTGAAATCACTATGGACACGGACAAAAAAGAGGTTCGCGTTCATGACGGATCAAAGGTCGGTGGGTATAAAGTCGGTGAAAAAACCGAACACGGCCCGGACAGATTTTTGGTCGCAGCAAGCGCAACAACATTGACAATCAAGGCCGGTGTTCGTATTGCGGTTGGCACAACACATTATGAAACAGAAAGCGCACAAACAATCACACCTGCGTCTTGTTTGGATTCTGGATCAAGTTTAACAGCCGGAAAAGATTATTATGTCTATGTGGCCACAAATGACAATTCAACAGTATCTGTTGTTTGTTCATTGTCATCCAGTGCGCCAAGCGGTTATACATCATACCGCCGCATTGGTGGTTTCCACACATTATGCGTCAATGTTGGCACGATTTCCGGCCACACATTGAGCGGTTATACAGCCGGCAACATATTGCCACAATCTGTATGGTGTCTTAACCATTACCCACGCTGCATGCCAATCAACCATGCTGCGGGTATGGTTTATATTCAAGAAACAGATTCATGGGTTGATATTTATAACATGGGCACATCTGGACAATCTGCGTATGGTGCAACCCGTGCAAACAATTTGCAGCATTATCAGTTGATGGAATTGCTGCGTTTGCAAGGTAAGGATGCAATCGGGGATCAAGAATTTTTCATTGCGTCACAGGGTTCAAATCAACAAACAGCCGTTGCCGGTAGCGCGCAACCAAATCCGGACACAACCGGTGGCCGCAGCGATACAGCAAGCCGCCGTATGATTTCCAATTATGGATGTGAGGAAATGTGCGGTTTGCAATGGCAGCATTTGGCAGGTTGGTCAGCCGCTGGTGGTTCTGGGTGGAATGCACAAAATGGCGGTCAAGGCCAATTCTATGGTTCTGCAATGATCCTGCTGGCGGGGGGCGGTTGGGGCTATTCCTCGTCTTGTGGTTCTCGGTCGCGGTGTGCGAATATTTCGCTGTCGTTTGCGGGTGCGGATTGCGGCGCGCGCGGTCGGAGCCCTGCGGTTCACGCATGGTATATGTAATACGGATGCTTGTGTTCGGGCGGATGCCCGAACACCGAAATCTGTAAAACAGTTTTGGGTGTGCGGTTATCGTTGGCGAGCGTTGGTTTGCTGCTGGCAGGAGGCAATTGGGACAATTCCTCGTATTGTGGTTCTCGGTCGCGGAATGCGAATAATTCGCTGTCGAATGCGAATGCGAATAACGGCGCGCGCGGTCGGATACGGGTCAAGATAATACACGGAGTCCATGTGTGGAAACCCGGCTGAGCCGAACATCCATGTTGGGTGACCAGCAAAACACAAAAACGGAGTAATGTTTGGGTTAGTAGGCGCGGCCGAAAATCCGAATAATGGACGCTTTGATATGAAAAGACACGGGAATCTTTGGAATCAAGTTATTGACATGGACAATTTGCGATATGCCTATGTCTTGGCCAGAAAAGGCAAAGGTCGCAAGGAGGGAGTTCGGAAATTTGCCAGAAACCTTGAAAAGAATCTGGCGATCATACGCGACATGTTGGTGACGAAAACTTTTCGCACCAGCATGTATTCAATGCGCACAATATACGAGCCAAAGAAACGGGAAATATTCATATTGCCGTTTTACCCAGACCGGATTGTGCAGCATGCGGTTATGAATGTATTGGAGCCAATTTGGGACAATATGTTCATTGCGGAATCATACGCATGTCGTGTTGGCAAGGGTATGCACAAAGGTTCTGTCAAGACAATGCAGTTTATACGGAAAAACCGATATTGCTTGAAATGTGATATTCGTAAGTTTTACCCGTCAATAAATCATGCAATCTTGAAACAGATTATACGGCGCAAGATCAAAGACCAAAATGTATTGTGGTTGCTGGACGATATTATAGATTCATACCCGGGGGAAACAAATACACCAATCGGGAATTACACAAGCCAGTGGTTCGGCAATGTGTATATGAACGAATTAGACAAGTTTGTTAAACAGGATTTGCGCATAAAAGCGTATTTGCGGTATTGTGACGATTTTCTGTTCTTTGCTAACAGCAAAGAGGAATTGCACGATATTGCGGCCAAGGTTAAAGCGTTCTGTGCGGAAAGATTGCACTTGACTTTGAGCAAGTGTGATGTATTTCCGGTATCGCGCGGCGTTGATTTTTTGGGTTATCGCCATTTTCCAAAGTATATTTTGCTGCGGAAATCAACAGCCAAACGGGCAAAACGCAGAATCAAAAGCATTATGAAACGCGCTTATGCGCACAAAATAACATTGGGTCAGTTTCGTAGCACGATCGCAAGTTATATTGGTTGGATGCGTTGGGCGAAAACATATAATTTGCGGCGGGCTTTGGATGTGGATCGTATTATGGAGGTGTGCAAAAATGTCAGAAACATTGACGAATTGTGCAGCCGCCTGTGATGTGCCGTCTTTTGCGGACGATGCGGAAACATTTGCGGCCGCAAATCAGTATCTGGGATTGGAGGGTGATAAGATCAGCATTGAAAAACTGGTTGATAAACCCGTGAAATTCTTGGATTTCACTATTCGTGAAAGCCGGTATCAAAGATACGGCAACGAGGTTTTGATGGTTCAAGTGGAATTGGACGGGGTGAAACGCGTATTTTTTACGCAGTCCGGCCGGATTCGCCGCACACTTGAATTGTTCAAGGACAAATTGCCGCGCATGGGAACAATTAAACGCGAAAATCGCGCGTGGCGCATTGTATAAAAAAGGAGCAGAGAAAATGTCAGATGCAGTAATTGTTGCGATTATATCATCCGTGGTTGCACCCACGGTTTTATTTGTTTTGCAGTTGATAAAGGAACGCCGTGAGGGCTTTGCTATGCGGCTGCGGCGCGTTGAGATTATGCAGAATCTGCAACAGAATCCGGATGATGATCAAACAATTATGAATTTATTTGACGAATATCGCAGTCGTGGCGGCAATTCATATATTTCAGAACGAGTTGCGGAATGGAAAAAATCAAGGAGCAGACATCATGCAGTGGTTAAAAGACGCAAATAATGAATATTCGTATGCCCGCGTGGTTGGTTTTTTGGCAATCGCCGTGAATCTTGTCTGGCGTTTGTATATGGGTGTTGGCGATATAAATTCATGGCCGGCAGCATTAGCCGGTTGTTGCGGGTGTATAACAGGCGTTGTGCTTTGGGGTTTTGAGGTATGGCGCGAAAACAAAAAAGTTTCAATCAAGGTTGGTGATAAAGAATATGGAGCGGAATTAGGAAAATGAGGAGGCGGAGCATGGAGGCAAAAAGCAAAAAAGAGTTCAAAAAAATCTGTGAATACGCAGTGCATTATGAATTTTGTTATTGCTATCTGTGCGGGCTGCCGATACTGGACGGCCAAAAATGGAATTTGGATCATGTAAAGCCGGCAAGTAAAGGTGGCAAAACCACACCGGAAAATCTGCGTCCGGTGCATTACAATTGCAATCAAGCCAAAGCGGATTTGAGTTTGACGCAATTTAGGGCAATTCAAGAATTAAAGGAGCGACACAAATGAAAAAATACATTGTTTTGATTGCTGCGCTGGCATGTTTTGGCTGCGCTGGTAAATCTGCGACAGATTCAATTTCGGAATCCGTCAGCCAACAAATCGTTGCATTAAAAGAATCATTGCCACCAGAATGCCAGACCAAAGCAATATACAGTCAGATTGAGGCAATTGAATCCGGAAAAGACAGTATGCTGCAATCATGCAAATCTGATGTGGCCAAAGTAGAGGCGCAGCGCGATAAATGGATGCTTGCATTTTTTGCAATTTGCCTGATTTTAGGGGTTTTAACTATAAAAAAGTTGAAAATAATATAATTAAAGGTTGAAAATAATGTATAAATGCAAACACTTTGTAATTAAAGAATTGGTAAATCCAACATTGCTGCGTCAGATTGGCGAACAAACAGCGTGGATTTTGTTTGATGAACGGTTGCTGCGCATGGCCGATGCGATCCGTGAAAAGTTTGGCGCATGCACAGTCAATGCATCTGGGCTGGTTGATTGTGGGCTGCGCGATCCACAAAGCACAACCGGTGCAAAATACAGCATGCACAAAATCGGGCGTGCGTTGGATTTGCATATACGGTCAATTGAATTGGAATGTGCCGGTGATAAAGCCGCCAAGGTTAAAGCATACAATCGTGTCCGCGAACAGTTGATGTTGCTGCCGGCATTTGACGGATTAAACTTTGAAAACAATATATCATGGTTGCATATTGACACCGGCAACCGCCAGAACAGATTATTTAATCCATAATTATGCTGCCAACAGGGTATTAAAATCCCAATTGGCCGCTTGATAACGCCGAATTTCCGCCGCTTTGGAGGTTCGAATATTGCACAGTAAGGTGCCCCATCTATTCAAATCGGTCAGATTTTGCATTTCTGAAAATGGAAAATTCAAGTAATAACCGATATTTACACCATCAAATTCAAGAGTTCGAATCACGAGTTTCAAAATATCAGACCGTGACCGAACATTCGAACTTTTGCGAAATAAATCACCGGCCGAATTGGCCAGATTTAATAAATTCACCACTGTTTGATTAAATGTATCATCCGCGGTTTTGTGGGCATTCAGCATATTTTTTATTTCATTTGCACGAGCAGTCAGTTGTTCGTATTTTGTATTGTAAGCGTCTTGTGTGATTTTTTGATCTATGAGCAGATCCAACAAACCATTTATTCGTTTTTGGGTCATGTCTTGTTCGTCCCGCAGACGCAGTATTTCAGATTTGTGCCAATCGCGTTCGCTGTGCGCAGTTGTTTTTAATGTTTCCATTGCATAGGCCAAACATTCGGGCGTTGGTTTTATTGTATCAAGTATTTGAGCAATCTGTTCATTTATGTCGTCCATTTGCGTATATTTGCGTTTTCCGTCCGTTGTATATGACACAAGGTATAATCTGCCCTTGTGGGTTTCAATTTGGCACAGGCGGCCAGAATTGACGCATTTAATAAGCCCGCGATATGGTGAATCTATTTTTTGTTTCTTTGGACGAATTGCAGCGCGGCCAAGCCGGATGCGTTCGCATTGTTCCCACAGATCACGAGAGATAATCGGTTGATAGCGCAGCGGGTATATTTTGCCATTGCGTTCATATTCACCATAGTAAAAGCGATTTGATAATACATATTGGACTTTGTTGCCGTCAAGGCGTTTTCCAAATCGTGCAGTGCGTAATCCCCAGATGGTATTTGCCAAATGTGCGATGGATTTATACGATTGACCACCGCGAGCATAGGTTTCAAACATTTTCACAACATAGGGCGCGGTTGTTTCATCCGGCACAATGTCAGATGTATTGCCAACACGAACATTTTTATAGCCAAGTGGCGCATGTCCAGAGATTTCACCATTTGCATATTTATGGCCAATTGACCGTTTCACATTTTCAGATAATGACAACACATACGAATGCGCAGCCAAAACAGCAAATTCCCACCGCATAATGTCCTGTGAGGACGCAGTATTATTTATTACAAGGTTTTCACGGCAAAAGTGTAATTCAATGTTTTTCTTTTTACGCAATTCGTCCAGCATGCCAATTTCGGAAAATGTGCGCTGGACACGATCCACAGCGTCAGCAATTAAACATGTTGGTGCGCTGGTATGTTTGAGGTATTTGATACAATCATGAAAGCCGCGGCGGTTGCCACGGCACGAACTTTCAATTAAAACAAATGTTTTGACGATGTTAAATCCGCGCCTTGTCGCATATTCTGTAAGGCGTGCCGATTGAGCGTCCAGTGATAACCCGTCCTCTTGTTCTTTGGATGATACCCGCGCCAGAATCACAGCGTCCATTGTCGTCAATTTCCTTTTGCATTTTCACAAGACAATCATTGAATGCCACAATCCGGCGGCATGCATCCACCAATTCCCAATCAGAGAGTGGTCGTCCCGCCAGTTTTTCAAAATATTGTCTGTGTTTGTATTCCATTTTTACACCATAATTTAAGAAAAATCAAGGTTATTCCGTGAGCAATCCGCAGCGTTTTGCAGCCGCGCGATATGTTGCGACAGATGATGCAGAAATATGACATTGTTCTATGATTTCGGCATCGGATTTGCCGGTATTAAATAGTTTGGCCAGTTGTTCAAGGCGTTCGCGCGAACATGGTAATTTTTGGGATTGTTTTGCCGCGTTTGCAGCCGCGGCCAATTTAACATACGGATCAAGCGTTGCGCGCAATTCGTCCAGTGTTGCAAATTCAACATCGCACACAGATAAATTGCCGGTGCGTTTATTACGCAACCATAATTCGGTTTGCACACATTTACCACCACAATTGCCGTGCAGAGTGCTGCAAGGATTTGAATACTGTTGTAAATAGTTTTTACCAAAATCAACATCGGCAGCAGTCCATAATGGATTAAACAGTGGCAACGCGTTTTGTGCATCGGTTGTTTCTGCCGGGGGTGGCGTGGTTTCTTTAATTCCATAGTGTTTTTTTAATGTGTCAAAGTATTCTTTTGACATTTTGCCGCGGATTTTTAATTCTGTGCCGGTTGGACAAGGTTTTGGTTTTGGCGGCACATCGTCCATAAGAATCATACCAGTCGTTGGTAATGGTTCGCCGTCATGTTCAGACAAGTATTTGTCCATTTCGGCCGATATAGGCACGCAATGTTTCATAGATGCACCAGCGTCAATTAAACCCGCCATTTGAAACAATTCTTTGGCAATTTCAACATCCTCGGTCGTGGCCGTGAATTTTTCATGTTCTATTGTGATTTTCATGTGTTATTCCCCTCTCTTTCATTTTCTGTTCTATTTCTGCGTTCAGTTCAGCCGTGCGCGGATCACCCATACCATTGTGATTATGTGCATGACAACCAAAGCGGCCGTCACACAATGGTATTGTGCGCATAACATCGTCACCATTTGCGCGGCCATCCATGTGATGCACAACAAGGCGCGTTTGGTGTTCGTTGCGGCCACATAAGAAACAGCATTTTCCCCAGTAATTAAATGCAGCGTCACGATAAGTCATGATGCGTTGGTGCATTTTGTTTGATACTTGTCTGATTGGTTTGCGTGGTTTTGGTTTCCATGTGCCATTTGCGATGGCCTCTGCCCGTTTTTTTGATATTGGGCGGAAAGTGGAATTAAAAGCGCGGCGATTTGGATCAAATTGCATAGTGGCCACCGTTATATGTTATACAGTTGAACAGATTGACCAACAGCACAGTGACCATTGGCCGACAATTTGTTGCAGCATTCAACACGGTGAAATGTTGGATCCGGAACACACATTGTATGTTTCTCTCCCCAGAAACCAGCACCGATAATAATACCGATAAACAGTCCGAAAATTACGGAAAAAATAATTGTTTTGTTCATAGTTTCCTCCTGTGGTTATGTGTGTATTATAAGATATAACTTACATAATGTCAATAAAAAAGATAAGATATAACTTACTACACCGAAAGGAGGAAATAATGTAAAATTAAAACAAAGGTAAAAACAATGTTAAACAATGAAAATATAGTTAAAAAGATCCGTGAATTTGGCAAGCGTGCCGGATTAAATTCAGATGCTGCAATATGCAAACAATGTAAAATAAACAATCGCATGGTATTTGACGGTATTGTAAAAGCAAAAACAACACCGCAATTAGGAACGATCGCAAAGTTTGCTGATGGATTGGATGTCGGCATTGAGGATTTAATATACAACCGGACAGATGCGGATCGTGAAATAAGCCGTTTGGTTAAAACATTGACAGATTATGAAAAGACAGAGGTCGTGGTTTATATCAAAATGATGTTAAAAGAAAAAAACCAAGAACAGGAACGCATGGTCGCATAAGAGCGGCCTGTGACGGGTTTGTATATGTAGATATGAGGTTTTGAAATGAATATACCATATATGATATTTATTCAAGTATGTGCCACAGCAATAATGTGTGCGCTGGTATTTGGTGTCCGGTTGTTGATTGCGCATGTATTCAAAGGTCGGAAACAATGGTCAAATCGTCCGTATTGGTGGATTGTTTGGGCAAACGCCACGGTGGTATTAGCAAAATTTGGTATTGTTGGGGTTTTGTTTGCAATATTTTTCGGTTATGCAATATTTCAAAACAAATTATTTAAGAAAAAATAAGTTTTATTTTGAGTTAAAAATAAGTTAAAATCCGATTCGTTGCGCTGGTATTTTTACCAGCGTTTTTTATTTGTTTTGTTGCGATAAGTTGTGTCTTACAAAAAATATTTGACATTTTATAAGTTATATCTTACAATGTAATCATAACCACAGGGAAAGGAATGAGAAAGAATAAATCAGATTTCAGTGTTCAAGCCAATTTGCCGTTGATCACGGACAAACCTATTTTGGAATATTTGATGCCGGTTCGTATTGAAAACTGGCGCA